TGTTGTCTCGTCAAGAACAAGTTTGTATTCTGTAACACCAAAGTCTGATTTGACTTGTGAAAGAACAATCTCTGCTTTAGACTTGAAACGATTCCAAGTTGCTTGAACGTTCTGATCAAACAAGATTGTATCAGCGATATCTCCAATCTCTTTCTTGAGGTAGTTCATCAAACGACGAACATTGATTCGGTCAAGAGCAGATGCTGATTGTTGAAGAGTCTTTTGTCCAAAAATCACGGTATCACCTGTCGCAGGAAAACGTGCGATTGGGTTAATGTTTACCTGATACAGAGAGTCACGGTCAGCTTTAGTGAGGTGTTCAACTGTTCCAAGTACTGCAGGCCCAAGAGCTCCACCGAGAGGGTTTAAGCCACCTCTTTGGAAGCCTGCGGGTGCAAACCAAGGCTGAGAGTCAGCTTCTGATTTACCAATTGCACCAAGTGCTGCAACCGAAGGAGGAGCCTTAAGAACGGTTCCGTTTCCATTGAGAGTATCTCCCAATCGGATGTTTGGATAGTAAGCTGCTGCATAAGAAGAATCATACCCAGCATCATTCATATTTGTTATAACGGTTGAGATAGCTTGATCCTCTTCTGATCCACCTGTATCAGCAGCTGGGGCATAGATACCTTCAATATCAATAATCGCAAGAGCATCACCGCGAGCTTCAGTCTGAGCAATCAAGTCTTGGTTTACTGATTTGTTGGTAACACCTGGGATTGAGATCAAGTCATAACGGATTACGTCTCTATCTGAAACCATGCTCAGTGCAGTTTGCATTGAATACTCAGATGAACCACCAGCATCCAATTGAACTTTGTTGAATGGGTTCTGCAACTTAATGTTTAGTCCGTCAAATCCACCAAAGAATGGTGCGACAAATTGCTTAACACCAGCTGCGAGCAAGTCGGAAAGTGGTTCGGGTGATGAGGCGCTTTCTTCAAAGTAGTATTTACCAGCGCTGTCTTTCTTAATCTCGTCCAAAGTAAAGATGAATGAAGAGCCACTGTTCGCAGATGACTCACCTATGTGAGGATTGAAGTTTGCTGCTTTTCTCAAAAGACCTAAGTCTCCAAAGTTTTCATCACCTTTCTGACCAGCATAAGAAAGTCCAAGAAGTGCTCCTGCAGCATAGTTGCCGTTTCTTATGTTACTACCTGTTGTCGATAGTCCGTATTCTGGCCAAGAGATGTTTAGTGAATCATTGTGATCTAAATGATGAATAGTGTTTGTACTACTGCTCTGCGGCATCCGCTCTTTACCCACAATCCAATCAACACTATTAGCTGTTGAGCCGCTAGTAATCGTTGCTGCTCCAACTGGTGATTTTGGTCCCAAGAAGCCAACTGGATAATCGCCACCGTTGCTGCTAATTCCAGAGGCTACGCTTGGAATTTCAATGCGAACTAAGTTTGAGTTGTTGTTGTACTCTCCGCTAATCATAACCTTTTCCAAGCCTTTGTCCCAAACTTGGTTTAAGTTTCCAATTCGCTTAACAATGTAGTTAGGGTCAGTTGGGTTCATGTTCAAGTTTGAAAACTTCTCAACAAATGTAGAAGCGTTTGATCCAACTTTTGCTATTTCAAGTGCGAATGTAGCATTTGGCGTAAGAGCTGTTGGAGCACGAATGTCTTTGATTCGTACAACATAATTTTTGTGAAAGTCGGCACCGTCTTCAAGTGCGACCAATCTAAACAATTTCTTTTGATCTGGCTTTTTGCTGATGAACCAACCAGACTTAGCAGCAGTTGCTTCGCTTTGCCAATCGGTAAACTCGTCTGAGCCTGAAATAATTCCTGCTGTAAAAGCAATAAGATCGTTAGTTCCCAATCTGTTAACTGCGTGCTCGAAAGACTCGCCTAAGAAGTAGTTAAGGTCATGGTCGCCGGTACCAAGTGTGTACTCCGTCGCATCGGTATTGAAAACTTTACGGATAAAGTTTTCAGATGAAGGATCAAAATTAAATTCAAACTCTTGCTCCTTGCCCGACGCACTACCAGAGATATGAGCAGTCCATCCACTAGTTCCTCGAACAACAGCAGTTGCAGTTTTTTTGTCGACAGAAGACTCGTCACGTCCTGTTCCGGACAATGAGATGTTGCTTGCGCTCATGTAGAAAACAGCGGCAAGTGTTCCACTTAATGCAGTTAAAGTGTTTGTTCCACCAGCGAAATCAATTGTCTGATTCTCGGTACCTGCACCGGCGATTATGACGCGTTTGGCGCCAATCACGCCGGGCGTACCTGTTGCTTGTTGAGTGAATTCAACGTCATTCGCACCAGCTCCTGCTCCAACTGTAAAATCTACTGTTGTGGCGGCTGAGTCTATAGCTGCAAGCTGCGCAGATATTATACTTATGAGCCCACTTGCTGCAAGAGCATCACTGGCTGTACTAGTAATATCAGCTGTTTCGATGTTGAAACCACCTGTTGTAGCACTGGAAAATGTAAAGGTGTAGGATCCGCCAAAAAATTCAATTGTAATTGTTGAACCGTCTACAAACTCATTTCTACTACCAACGGTATAAGTTGCTGTTGCGGCAGCATCACCTGTTGGTGTTGTGTTCGGTGCGACAAAGATACCAACAGCAGATTCAACATCAGCAGGAGCGCCCATTGGGAAGGATCCCTGTTCGACATCCCAACCAGCTTTCTTAACGCCTGTTGCTCCGTCTTCTTCAAGACCAGCCAAACGAATAAACTTTACCGGTCCAACACCAGAAGCCAAATAGGCTTGCGCTGCATAACCAGCATATGAAGGAGCTCCGGTATTTCCGTCACGCCAAGGGTCTTGGCTCTTAACACCGTCCATTGGGTTTCCAAACACATCGATGAAGTTTTCTAAGCTATTAACCTTAATTGGTTTCATAGCGGGACCTTTCCTCGATCTACCAATAAGAAGCAATCCATCTTCTTCCGGTACCGGGGTTACTTGTGATTGGTCGATCTCTCGCAGTTGAACACCGGGAGACACAAAGTCAAACTTGGTAGGCATTAATTTTCTCCTATTAAAATTTTATTTTCCTAGTAAATAGTTAAATAAAAGACCAAAGTCACAAATCTCTGAATTTCTCGCCGGACTTATCCCAAGGTTTGGAGTCCCCTACAATAACCCGTTCTCTAGAAATCTTCACTTCCACAACAGACTCGGTTGTTTGAATAAAGGGTTCATCGTCATTTTGATCATTTCCTGTAAGATAGCCTAGAATTTTGATTGTAGCTTTAGCTGTAAACATTCTTTCATCTTGTGCAAGGTTTCCGGAGCTTGTGATGTTAAAGTCAGCGTCAATAAACGCTTCATAACGATAACCATTGTTCTCAACAATAAAGTTTCGTCGTCTCTCAGATATAAAGAGGGGAAGAATGTGATTCATTTGTTGTTGATATTCAGTGCGAATAAATACTTCAAAAGTACAAGACACATAAACAGGACGTGGAATGCTAATTGTTTCATATACAATCTTTTTCGTGGAAGTAGGACCAGTGAAGTCACCAGTTTTTCTTCTGTGGTCTGCGTTTTGAAAGTTTTGAGTCTTGTCTTGCTTGATAACTCTCTTTACTTGAATTCTATCATCAGCCAGTTCTTCAGATTGAACTGCGCCTTTGAAATTCTCATCTTTCGATAAAGATGTTCGAGCGATTGTTATCAAGGGAAGTCTTAATTTGCCAACGCCGTCTCTCAATTCTTTGTTGTTCTTTATTTGGAACGCTCTCTCTGAACCAAGCCATAGAATCTTTACCTTTTCAATTCCTTTGTTGGTAGTCACACAAGGATTGAGAGTTTCATCGACAAAGCGAAATACCGCCGTGTCTATGTTCTCTAAGGTAGATGGTGTTGAGGGTACTTTGTTATCACTCTGCATTGAATAGTCCGTCTCTTGCTCTTATACATTCAGCTGAAATCTCAAAACGACTTTCTGGTTGTCCAAAAAGTAACTTTGGTTCATTTAATTTTACTATTTCATAATAGATAGGACCAAATCTTACGAAGTCACCTTCTCGGACAAATAAGTTTTGGTCTTCGGTCAATCTTCGCTTATGGAAATTGACGGTAATCTTGGTTGACTTGTCTAATGCGATATTTTCTAAGTCTGTTGTCTCCACACCATTATATGTTACAAGAGCAAACACTCTAATCGGGTGGATGAAGTTTTTTTCGATTGCCTCTCCATATAATGGATGGAAATCTGTGTTTTCGATATCAATCGGGAAGTAAAGGACCTGTTGTCCAACGACTCTCTCGATAATTTCGTCATTTACCTGCTTTACAAGGTTCTTTTCCTTCTCTCCGAGGAACAGAGGCGAAGGTGGTTGCGATGGTCTTTCCCATTTAGACATTTATTTACCCCACGAAGATTTTTAAAGGAACTTTCTGAACAATTGCGTCCATGTTCTCAACCATTCCCTTGTCTGTCTCCGCAATCTTGGAGTATAACATCTCGTCGAGTTGCTTGTTGAGTTCTTCACGCAATGCTTGTTGTTCTGAAGAGGCTTGACTAAGAAGGTCTGAGGCGTTGAGAGTCACATTGTCTCCGGGAATCGGTACTTGACCTCCAAACTTGCCTCTAACTTGCCCTAGAGTCTCTTTTGAGAGCGCTAGAGAGAACCTTCGGATCCATTGTTGTCCAATTGAGTTAATTTTCTCAAATGGAATGTTTTCCATCGGCATTGTATTCATATTGTTGATACCGTCCACACCTGAATCGTAAGCACCATCGGCGAATGCATCGTTTCCTGTCTCCACGGTAAACCTAAACCAGAACTTTCTTTCACTGACCGAGTCAGGTGCAGGGTACAATCTAAGTTTGTTGTCGTTTATCTCGTATGAGTAGTGAGATGTTCGTGTATAAAGGTGGTCTTCATATGAAATCGCTTGAAGTTTGTTTTGCCAAGGAGGTATAACGTTGAATGTAGAGTCATCAGCGTACTGTCCGTAGTTGTGCATGTCTCCAACAACATTAAGTCCACCGTAGTATCCATAGAATCTCCACATTTGTCGAGGAGTTATGTAATACACTTGTCTAATCTTAATTCGCTTGTTGCCCATACCGTCCCAATCAGAACCTGCTTGAGAGCCAGAGACAATCTTTTGAAGGTCATAGTCTTGCTGTTCGTTAACAACATCGAAAGAAGCCGAGTATAATGGTTCGGTTCCACCAACTGTAGCCTCGGATGAAAATCTATCCGCATTTCTGAATGCATAATCGAATTGGAACTTCGGATACTTCAATGCAACATCGACTGTACCAGACACTGTACCCTTGTGGTCAAAAGACCCTGTAGCACCTCCTAGGGCGCTTCCTAAGGAGTTTCTAGCTTGATGGAGGTTCACGATATAGCTATACTCTAAACACGCTTCCTCGTAGTGATTATAGACGTTCTTTGCGGTGATTTCAATATCAAGTACATCTCCGCCCAATCGTTTGTATGTATATGCGACCTGAGCCTTTGCTCCAAGAATAAAAGCTGCATCTGTATAAAATCCAACAGCTAACGAGCTTGTAATATCGGCATCGATATCAGTTGAAGTCTCGGGTAAAGTAATCGCCGACAACGTTGAGGTCGGCGTTAAATCTGGAAATGACATATGAAACCCTCCGTCAATCTAAATAGTTTAAATTAAAGTAAACCTCCGAATGCTAAGGCATTCGAAGGAAAGGAGGTTAAAATGAAACTTAATTATTTTACTTTGTTGAAGATTTTCTAGAACGTCTGCGAGTAGTCTTCTTTTTCTTGACCTCTACAACAGCTTCTTTTGTTTCTTCAACGATGTCTGCAGCAGTTTCAATTACTTCTTCTACTGCTTCTTCAACAACCTCAGCTACTTTCTTAGCGGTCTTCTTAGTTTTCTTCGCAACTTCTTTGACCTCTTCGACGGCTTCTTCGATTGTTTCCTCAACTGCTTCTGCGACCTCTTCGATTGTCTCAACGACTTCTTTGATTGCTTCTGCAGCTTCGGCTTTAATTCTTTCTTGTTCGTCAATAATATGACCAAGCCCTACACGACGAGCCTCTTGGGGATCTAACTCAATCCCCAAAAGACGGTGTTTACGTAATAGAAGCTTTTTTCTTTTTGATCTACGACCCATTAGTTACCTCTATTAAGCAACAGTTGGAATTTGATCAGAGTGAACAACCCCGGTGTAATACCAGTATGTTCCGTCACTAACTAATTCAACCCAACTACCAAATTGAGCACCGTCGTCATCTCCTTTGATAGTCATAACATCAGCGGCGGCTCCGGCGTTTGATTGTACAAAATTAACAGTTGTACCATCGCTATCTTGATGAGCAATACCGCCAATCATATAATCAGCAGTGCTAGCGCTTTGAATAATGAGATTACCACCATCCAAGTCAGCCATAATCATAAATTTAAAATATGCACCATTTTGTGGCGCTGGTAATGTAATTGTGCGGTTGGTTGTTAAGTCCACAGTTAGGGCATATACTTCCCCAGTCTCGGCGCTGGTAATAGTTTTATTTGCATCACCCAGTGCCTCAAAGCGCATTCTTGAGCTATTAAAAGCCGCTCTTCCTACTTTAGCCATAATATAATCTCCTTAGATATAATAAAGTTCATGGGCTATGAGCCCGTTTTCATAGTAAATAGTCTTTAAAAATAGAAAACCCCCGAACCGAAGTCCGAGGGTCTCTTTTTGTTAGCATTCTAACTTTCAAGATGAAAGTT